CTGGACAAACAATTTTACGATCATCTAGTGCTGAATATTTTACACTGACTAACAACAATTTAATTTATTCGTTACCACAGCATAAATTTGCACCGTATTCTTTTGCCCCAATTAATTTAAAAGTATATCTAAATGGAGTACAATTGATTGTTGGTAGTGAATACATTTTTGATTTTGGCACAGTGAGTGTTGTGTTGACCAGTAGTAAATATATTGACAACGGAAAATTAATTGTAGTAGTTGATACTGATGCAGAATACAAAATGACTGCCAGCACTATTCAATTTGTCAACACAGTATGGCCAGCGGGAACTGAATTTGAAATTGTTAGTTTTTACAATCACGACGTTATGGATATTCAACGTAAGTCGGATACTATTACATCGGCAATCAGTTTGACTGCAGGTACAGTTGATTATTTTACTTTTAGAAATAAAGAAAGAGGACTATTTGTTTTAGACAGGACAACTGTGTCTGATGATTTTGTTTGGGTAATTAAAAATGGTAATTTGTTAACACACAGCGTTGACTGGAAATTGTTAGCAGATCGCAGAACAATAGAAGTTAAAGATGTATTACCTAATGACAAATTGTCAGTGATAGGATATAATCCAACTGCTGTAACAGAACAATACTCTTATATGCAGTTCAAAGACATGCTGAATAGAACACACTACAAACGATTGAATAAAAATAAGCAAACGTTTATTGTAAATGATCTAAATCAAACAGACATAGGCATAACAGTTGACAACGCTAGTGTACTAGACGATCCTAATCCTGAAGGAAATTTACCAGGTATTGTGTATATCAACGGTGAACGTATCGAATATTTTGCTAAAACTGGCAACGTGTTAAGTAGATTGCGAAGAGGTACATTAGGTACAGGTGTACCTACTGTGCATCGTTCTGGTACAGATATTATCAATATTGGTATTTCAGAAACTATTCCGTACAAGGACGAACTAGTAATAGAAACTTTTGTTTCAACTGACAGCAGTAATGTACTGCACACTAACTTTGTTCCAGAGGCAACACCGGCAACTATTGATGACGGCAGTACTGTATATACTCCTTGGTATAGAAACACTATTCCGTCAAATTTTGGTCAATGTGATCAAATTGAAGTTTTTGTGGCTGGATATCGCTTGAAGAAAGTTCCTTATAAACTGCATGATATCACGGTGCATTTAGAAAGTCCCGAAGGCGATGTACAATATGAATCAGAATTCAGTGTTGACGGTGAAACTTCTACAGTAAGACTCACAACAACTCCGCCCGATGATACCAAGATTGTAGTTGTGAAAAAGATTGGAAAAATGTGGAGTGATCTTGACACCAGTTTAGTGGATAGCACCAACAATATCGCTAATTTTATAAAGTCAGCGCCCGGTGTTTGGCCACTATAAATACATTAATATGAGAGCAAATTATGTTTAGCAGAGATTTTTCAGGATTAAACATCGAGGGACACATCAAGATATGGTACCCCGAATCTGGTGAAATTGCCATTAATAAACGCAATGCCATTCATTATGAGAATATGAGTGTAGCATTAGCAGATAGCATTGGCAATTCAGGTCAGGGATTCATTTACGAAATGGCCTTTGGTAACGGCGGCACAGCCGTTGATCCTACCGGTATAATTACCTATTTGACTCCCAACAGTGTTGGCACCAATGCAGCATTGTACAATCAAACTTATACCAAAGTAATTGACGACAGAGCCGTGGCCAATGTTGATCCTACACGAAATAAAATTGAAACACGACATGTAACTGGTACTAACTACACGGATGTGTTTATCACTTGTCTATTAGATTACGGCGAACCTAGCGGCCAAGATGCCATTGATACTAGTAGTAACACTGACAGTGCCTTTGTTTTTGACGAACTAGGGCTGAAATCATACAGCGCCACGGGTCAAAGTAAGTTATTGACGCATGTAATTTTTCATCCTGTGCAAAAATCATTAAACCGACTTATTCAAATTGACTATACTGTGCGTATTCAAAGTTTAACCGGTCTGAGTGAGGTAGCATAATGTCATACACTATCAAATATACTGAAACAGGTAATCCTCAAAAACCAGATATAACAGTTGAGGATCAAACTCTTAACCAACAATTACCTGTAACTTTTGTGGGAAAAAATTATGTTGGCTATGCACAAATTATTGCTGAGAATTTTTTACATCTTTTAGAAAATTTTGCCAAAACTTCTGCACCCACTAATCCTGTTGAAGGACAGTTATGGTATGATAACAGTGCTGGGGTAAATCAATTAAAGGTATATGACGGCACAACTTGGGCTCCTGCTGGTAGTATTAAAAAATCTAACACTGCTCCTGCAGTGGCCAACAGCAATCTAGGTGATTTGTGGGCGGATACTGATAATCAACAACTTTATTTGTTCACCGGCAGTAACTGGGTATTGGTTGGACCACAGTTTAGCAGTGGATTAAGAACTGGTGCCGAAGTTGAAAGTGTTGTTGATGCAAGTAACATTACTCACAGTGTATTGAATTTGTTTGTTGGCGACGAAAAAGTCGGCATTATCAGTAAAGATGCATTTATTCCAAAATCTACAATTTCTGGATTTAGTGAAATTAGACAAGGATTTAATCTATCTAGTAAAGATTTTAACAGTAACAGTTTACCAAACAAGTTTTGGGGCACTAGTGAAAAGGCTGATTCTTTAGTAATTGGTGGAAATGCAGTATCGGCTTCTAGTTTTTTACGTGGCGACACAGCAAGTACAACAAATTTTCAGTTCAACGTTCGAAACCCCAGTGGACTTACTGTTGGTAGTTCAGGTGAATTAAGTATCACCATTGACAGTAATATCCCTACATTTAACAACAAGGCCAACGGATCAGCATTTGATTTTAAAACAGTCAATAACGGAGTAACTTCTACAGTGCTGCGTATCGACAGCACACGGGCTGTTGGTATTAACAATACAGCACCTGCTGAAGCGTTAGACGTTACTGGTAACATCAGAATCAGTGACAGTTTAATTGTTGCAGGAACTACTGATTCTACTAGTTTAGTCACGGGCAGTATTAAGACTGCAGGCGGCGCAGCCATAACTAAAAATTTAAGAGTAGGTGGTAATTTTGCAGTCACTGGCACGTCGACTACATATCATGTGATTCCAGACGCCGACGGAACTTATGATTTAGGAACAGAACCGCTGACTGGCGGCAAAGCATGGCGTAGGATATATGCTGATCAAATTTTATCACAAGAATTTGTTGGCAATTTAACAGGCAGTGTTACTGGTAATGTTACAGGATCTGCTAGTAAATTAAGTTCACCTACTGTTTTTCAACTTGCTGGCGAAGTTTCCAGCAACACTGTAAGTTTTGATGGACAAAGTACTGCAGGGTTTGCAACTTTTACCACTACTATCAGTCAAGATTTTTTAACTAATCGAACAGAAACACTTACTAGTCAACTTAATGATGAAATTTTAATTAATCGACCCGGTACAGGATTAAGAAAACTCACCAAGACAACACTGTTGCAAGGCGTAGCAACTATGCCAATTGGAACAATTATGGGCTTTGGTGGTTCAGCACCCCCGTTGGGCTATTTGTTCTGTGACGGTAGTGAAATTAGAATCGGTGATTATCCTGAACTTTTTGCAGTTATAGGCTATACCTTCAAAGCCACATCTTTGCTTATTGGCAGTGCCACTTTTGCACTTCCAGATTTAAGAGGAAGATTTGCATTGGGCAGAGACAATATGGACAACGGCAACACTGTACCTAGTATTGCTGACCCGACTATATTAATTGATGCTGGCGGAGGTAACGCAGATAGAGTAACTGATGTTTCTGCTGATACACTGGGTACAGGGTCTGGTACTGCTGAAAAATCTTTAACATTGTCTAATATTCCTGATCACGAACATGATTTAAGAGCCAATGCAGGAACACAGTTTTTTGCATTTAGAAACTCAAGCACTGTTATTCCTGATACTAACTATATCACAGGACAAGGTCCTACGGCATCCGGCACTGGGCAATATCTTCCAACTAGTGGCGGCATTGACACTGCTGGTAGTCTAGGGGTTGCTTTCAGTATCATGAATCCCTACATGACAGTTAACTATATCATTTACACTGGTAGATAATAAAAATGACGTATAATATTAACAAAACTGATGGATCATTGTTAGCACAAGTAGCAGATTCTGCAATTGACCAAACATCTACTGATATTACTTTAATTGGTAAAAACGTCAGTGGGTATGGTGAATATATAAATGAAAATTTTATAAAAATTCTAGAAAATTTTGCCAGTTCGACACAACCCAACAATCCCATAGCAGGACAGTTATGGTATGACACAACAAGCGGACGTCTTAAAGTATATAACGGTACCGGTTTTGGAGTAGGCAGTGGCCCTATTGTTTCAGGATCACAGCCTACTAGTTTTGTCGAAGGTGACTTTTGGATCGACAATATCAATAAACAACTATATTTTTATGATGGTGTCGATTTAACATTGGCAGGTCCAGTCTATAAAGATACTCAGGGAAAAAGTGGTTTTGAAGTTATTACAATAGTAGATTCATTTCTGATTGAACACACTGCGGTTTTTCTATGGATAGGTAATAGTCTACTTGGAATTTTCAGCAAAGACACTGCATATACTCCTTTAAATCCGATCACGGGATTTACTGGACAAATTAGACGAGGATTTAATCCTGGTACATTAACTGGTCAGAAATTTTACGTTACAGCATCTGCTGCTGATGCATTGGTAGCACCTAGTGGTGCATTAAAAACTACCAGCAGTTTCATGCTTACTGAAGAAAATACCAGCACAGTAGGCACTGTTACAATTCAAAACTCTACACCTTTAATACTTGGTCCTAATCAAAATAATGAAATTAGAACCAGTTTAACTTTGATAGAACACATCAGTAACAACACAGGGCAAGATTTTAAAATTAGAACCAAAACAGGTGCTGGTTTAGAAGATGCTTTTACAATCCGTACTACTGATCAAAGAATAGGTATCTATAAATCCAACCCAGTGGCCACATTGGATGTGGGCGGCGATGTTTTTATCAGCGGCAGCTTAACAGTTAAAGGTGCAACTACCACAATAGAAACTACTAATTTAACTGTTGAAGATAGAGTTATTACTTTAGCAAAATCTAGTGACAGCACTGCCAGTGAAGATTATGCAGATGGTGGCGGGTTTATTGTTACAGGTACACCAAATCACTCTATGTTATGGGAAAAAGACAATGGAGTCAGTGGTGGCCAATTTAATATCAGCGATAATGTCAATTTATTGGTTGGCAAAGAAATCCGCATAAACGGACAATTGGTATTAAGTTCAACAAGTTTAGGAGCAAGTATTACCAGTGCTCCTGGTATTACTAGTTTTGGACCACAAACACAACTAACAGTTGATAATATCCTTATAGACGGTAATACTATTTCTACTACGGACGTTAATGGTAATTTGATATTATCTCCTCAAGGCACTGGAGTTGTCGATGTTGTTTCCAGCCGCATTATTAATGTTACTGATCCGTCTGGCGCACAAGATGCAGCTACTAAAAATTCTGTAGAAACTTTTGTTAAAGGCAGAACTCTTGCAGTGACAATTGATTGTAGTGATTTTACAGTGGGTAATATTGACACTAAAGTGGGTATTATTTTAACTGCACTGTATCCGCCTGGATCCTATCAAAACGGAACTCTTGCTGAAGTGCTGTGTACCAGCACTCAAGCCCAGTTTACGGCTATTGATGTAGCCAGTCAGATTTCTAGAACTTACAAAGCCGTATTAAGTATAGACGGTTCTACACAAGAAAATGTGTTAGAAGATTTCAGTATTGGTAGTGTTCCTACTGGTAGTGCTACTATCACAGTTACACGACTATTCAAGCAGTTTCAAATACAAAGCGGAGTCTGGGCTAAGACCATAGAACGTGGTGCTGGCTATACCACGGGCCTCGGACTGTGATTTTGATATAAATATAGAATAAAGGGGTTTGGTAATGTCCTATAGTGTAGATAGATATCGCGGGTCAGCAACTTATACAGTTGAGGACGGCACCATTGATAGTAGTTTAGATATCAAATTAATTGGTAAAAATTATGCCGGTTATGGAGAGTTACAAAATGAAAATTTTGTACATTTATTAGAAAACTTTTCAGGAGCCGATGCACCTGCTCGGCCATTAAGCGGGCAACTTTGGTTTGACAGTTCCAACAGTAAACTTAAATTTTACGATGGCATCAAATTTAGAACCACGGGTGGCGCCGAAGTTGGCCCTAATGCTCCTAGTGGACTGACTACTGGTGATTTTTGGTGGGACAATGTTAATAAACAATTGTACTCATGGGACGGCGGCGCATTTGTTCTAGTAGGTCCGTTAGGGGTTTCTGGTGCCGGTACCACACAATTTCGATCTAGAAATGTGTTAGATACACTGGGTAATAGTCATGCTGTTATTGAATCCATCGTCGATGGCGTCACAATTTTTATAATTTCTGCAGATGAATTTACCTTGAACGTTAGCAATGCAATTACTGGCTATAGTTTAGTTAAAAAAGGAATTACCTTAATTTATTCAAGTTCGGGAATAACATCAACAGATCATGTGTATTGGGGAACTTCTAGTAATTCTTTAAAATTAAACGGATTAAGTTCTAGTGATTTTGTGTTAGCATCGGCATCTAACTTTAGCGGTCTTGTTAGTTTTGCAGACGTGGGCTTTAGAGTAGGTAACGATAATGATCTACGAGTTTTTGTCTCAGGCGGTGATACTCCTACGATTCAAAACCAAGTTGGTAATACTATTACCTTCCAAACCACATCAGCCAGCACCACAGTAACTCCGCTGAAATTAGTAGCAGAAGATGTGTTACCTGGTGTAGACAACACTACAGATTTAGGATCTTCAGTTTTAAAATTTGCCACTGTTTATGCAAACAGTTTTAACGGGCCTGCTACGCAATCTGACAGTTTAAATGTTGGTGGAACATATCGAACAGCCGCAGTTGCTGCTACAATCAACACAGTAGCAGTAAGAGACGGATCAGGTAATCTGGCTGCTAATATTTTTAATGGAACAGCAACTTCTGCGCAATATGCTGACTTGGCTGAAAAATATCTGCCAGATGCAGAATATTCTGTAGGAACTGTTGTGTCGGTCGGTGGCAGCAAAGAAATAACAGCCAGTAACTCGGGTGACAGAGCAATAGGTGTAATCAGTGAAAATCCAGCGTTTATGATGAACAAGGATTTAGAGGGAGGAGTGTATGTTGCCTTGAAAGGACGAGTTCCTGTAAAAGTTGCAGGCACTGTGATCAAAGGACAGAGATTGGTAGCGGCCAATGATGGTACTGCTGTTATTTCAGCAGCACATAATTCAAATGTGTTTGCTATTGCTCTAGAAACAAATGCAGATGCTGGTATCAAACTAGTTGAATGTGTAATATTATAAAGGATTAGTGATGCCATCTGGTGTATTTCCAAAAGTAACAGGCGAATTAATTTTTGCAGCCGATTATAATACCATACAGTCTACCATAGCTGCAGTAATGGGTATAGGTGCAGGAGATGAAGGGTACGGACAAGAAATTGTTAGTAGTCAGATTGTTCCAGGCACTACTGCACAAGTTATTCAATGGTCAAGATTGCGTACCGATATGATTCTAGCCAGGCAACATCAAACTGGAGTAAGTGAAAGCAGCAATTTGGCATTAGCATCTAGTGCTATCAGTATCGACAGCACATTGGCCAATCAATATTTTACTTTTGCTAATCTTGTAAGATCGTCTAGATTAACATTAGCAACCACTGGAGGCAACAGTTCTACAGAAACATTAGTAAATCAAACTAGAACCGCCAGTTGGAATGGTACATTAACACACACTGTAACAATAACTTTTCCTGGATATACCACTGGTGGGTTAACAGTCAGTGCAGTTAATCATGCACGAGCATTTTTTAATGGTGGTGGCCAAATTTTAATCAGTGCAGCAAAAAGTGGCGGATCTACGTCAGCATCTAAAAACATCACGTGGACCACAATGTTAGGAGACGGCACTACTCCTAGTGGATTTGGTACTATATCTTTTAACTATACTGCTACTACCACAGTTGTTGGCACAGCATCATCTGCTGGTACAACATACGGTATTGGATGGTACGACCTGTCTACCAGTGACCAACTGATTTTTAACAAAGCAGCACCTGCAGGCAACTACGCTGCCAATGATTATGAAGTATATGCTCGTAGAGATGCAGGGTCTACCCAACTAATTCTTACCATTCAATTCAAAGATGATGCAGGTCCTAATCCAAATATCGACGAAGATATTGATGGCAATTTGCAAAGTTTAATCCGCCAAGTTCGCCCATCAGGATCCAACGTGTCAGTACCAACGCCCACAGCATCGGGCTCTGGTCTGATTTAATCAAAACAAATCACTCACTATTTTTTTCTAGATAATTACTTGTAACTATCTAGGAAATTTCTATGGATGAACGCTTAGAAAAAGCATTTCAAACAGCCAATTTTATGGCTACTTTAAATCTTTCACGCAAAACTGCCTTTGAAGAATTTAAACAAGGTCTAATATTCTATCAAAATGGTTGTAGTTTTACTGCAGATTTAGAAACAATAACTAAAATTCACATGTTGTCTTTGCATGAAGAATCTGCAATCGTTGTTGATAATAATAATATTCCTATGGAAGTAGCAGATTTAAAAGATTTTTTGAATAAATGTTTAACATTATACAAAAAAGAATCTGAGAAATATCTTGCCAAATACAACAACATAAAAAAGCAAAGAAATATCTCTAATTTAATTAATCTATGACTAGAGGTTTTTTAATTTTTGCTCAGAATAATTCTGATGTTGACTACTGCAAGATCGCCACATTTTGCGCCCGTCGTCTTAAGAAATACATTGATTTGCCAATCACATTGGTAACTGACAGTAAGGAATGGTTATTAACTAGTCAGCCAGATGCTGTTGAATTATTTGATCAAATTATCACAGCATACACTGACACTACACAGCAACGAAGATTTAGTGATGGATCTTTATACAGCAAACAATTAGTCTGGAAAAATCTTTCCAGGGTGGAAGCATATGATCTAAGTCCCTATGACGAAACAATTATTTTAGATAGTGACTACATTGTTTCTTCCGATTACCTTGCACACCAATTCGATCACGAAAATGATTTAGCATTATTTAGAAATAGTCACGATTTAGCACAATGGCGAAATGTAGAATCATTTGAATTTATCAATGATCAGAGTATTCCGTTTTATTGGGCTACAGTTGTATTTTTTAGAAAAAATAAATTTACAGAATCATTTTTTGAGTTGTTAAAACACATTAGAAAAAATTGGGGCTACTATAGATTGCTTTATAAAATTGATTCAAAAATGTATAGAAACGATTTTGCATTTAGTATTGCAATACATATTTTTAACGGAAACATTGACAGCCCAGTAGTGTCAATTTTGCCAGGCAAAAAGTTTTACACTTTAGATAAAGATGTAATGATTGACATTTCAGATGATAAGTTTAAATTTTTGTTAGAAAAAGAAAAATATCTAGGCGAATATATTGCGTTAAAAACTCAAGGGATAGATGTGCATGTTATGAACAAGTATAGTTTGTTGAGGTTAATCGATGACGGAAAGTAATCAAGGATTTTTTGTTGTAGCACAAAATTCGTTAGACTGTGACTATGTTAAACAAGCATACTATCTTGCCAAAAGTATTAACCGCAGCCAGTCAACTATAAAAAACATATCACTTATGACTAACGACACAGTGCCTGCGGAGTATGTTTCTGCTTTTGATAAAATAATTAAAATTCCATTTGAAGACCATGCACTAAACAGTGAATGGAAAGTGCAAAATAGATGGAAAGCATATCATGCTACACCGTATGAACGCACTATTTTACTAGATGCAGACATGTTGATATTGTCAGATTTAGACAATGTCTGGAAACAGTTGCAAGATAAAAATTTATATTTTACCAGTCAAGTTAAAAACTTCAGGGGAGATATACTCACTGATCGAGTTTATCGAAAAACATTTATAGAAAATTCTTTGCCTAATCTTTACAGTGGATTTTGTTATTTTAAAAAATCAGATGAAAGTTTAGAATTTTGGAAATTAGTCGAATTTATAACATACAACTGGGAAAAATTTTATGGTGAATTTAGTCCTAAAAATTATCAAAAATTTTACAGTCTTGATGTTACAATAAGCATTGCGGCTAAAATTTTAGGACTTGAAAACTGTTTTGATTCAAATCAAATTTGTAGTTTCACTCACATGAAGTCATTAATACAGGGGTGGCACAGTGTTCACCCCGATTGGACCAAAGTTGCACAAGTTGAAATAATTGATCTTGATACGATATATATTAATCAATTTAAACAAACAGGTGTGCTGCATTATATAGAGAATTCATTTTTAGAAGATTATATCAACCATGCTGGCTGAACACGACAACACAATTATTACAGACGAAGAAATTCTTCGAATTTCTAGTTCTACTGAGAGCAACGGTCTTTATAAAATATATTTTGATAACATTACTGGTGATATTTACGCTATCACAAATGAAGTTAACTCGGCTTATTCTCATCATATAGAAGTTCCATCTACGGATATTGAAGATTTTCTAAGTGGTAAAATAAATTATTCTACCTATCGAGTATCATATACTAGTCCTACAGAATCTAAGATTGTGCAAAAAGATGCACAAAATGATGATCAACGAGTGTTATTACAAATCCCTGTGTTGAAATCTTTTGCTGGTGCATTATCTATTAAGAATAATACCAATACTAAACAATGGGCATTTAAACTCAACGAAGAAGAAAAATCGTATATAAAAAAATATAAGATTAATTCCAAGTTAGAATTCTATGTAACATTTTTAAAGAATGCTAGTTATCTAATACGTACAATCAAAATTGACACTATTGATTTAGCATACAATGACACTGTATATATAGATCACGTCACATTGACAGAACAATCGTCAAACAAAATAAAATTTTATACTAAACCATTTTTTAAATCATACGGATTAATTGCGCCATGACTCAAACAGTTAAAATTCTTGATTACGACATTATCTATCTCAGCTACGACGAACCGAACGCTGAAAAAAATTATGCAGACTTGTTGGCAAAAGTGCCTTGGGCAAAACGTATCCACGGAGTCAAAGGCAGCGATGCCGCACACAAAGCCTGTGCAAATCTCAGTGAAACAGATCGTTTTGTCACTGTAGATGGTGATAACGTTATACGAGAAGATTTCCTTAATCAAGAAGTAAACTTTGATGAGCACAAAGATTTATCAAAGTGCGTTATATCGTGGGCAGGTTATAATGTAGTCAACGGACTTATGTATGGCAACGGCGGATTAAAACTATGGCCAAAACAATATGTTTTAGACATGAAAACTCATGAAAACGCACCCGCCGACGATCCTAATGCACAGGTGGATTTTTGTTGGGATGCTGAATACATACAGATGAATAGATGCTTCAGTGATGTTTATAATAATGCTAGTCCGTTCCAAGCATGGCGAGCAGGATTTCGTGAAGGTGTAAAGATGTCATTAGAAAGAGGTGTTCGTTTAGAAAATAGAACATTCAAGACCAGTATACATTGGAAAAATATGCAACGTTTATTAGTGTGGCTTAACATCGGTAAAGATTCTGACAACGGTGAATGGGCTATATTAGGAGCTCGTCAAGGTTGCTATATGACCAATTGCACTGATTGGGATTACATACAAGTTAGAGACTTTGAATACTTAACAGATTTCTGGAATGAAGAAGTCAACGGTATGACAACAGAAGAATTGTCTGATAAAATTACTTTTTATGGCAATGAATTGAAGAAACGATTAGATCTTGAAATTTGTGATCTAGATGCGGATGCCAGTAAATTTTTCAAAGGTGTCTTTAAAAATTCTAATAGATCAAATTATGGATTTTTGGAAAAAGAATGATTGATATTTTTTATCAAAAAAATAGCAAGGCGGCATCAATGCTACTTGAAAAGTATCCTAATGCAATTCCTGTAGAATCAATTGACGATTGTTATTCTACAAAATATTGTTGGTATGTTGATTATAATGTTACTTTAGACGTAAACTTTTCTTTAAAGTTTGTTATCAACGAGTGGGACGAAACTTACATACATCAATTTGAAAATAATGGTGTTAAAGGATTATACTTAATTCCCTATAGATACAAATTTAAAAAAGATTCGTATGGCGAATTTGAAAATAAAAAAATTATAGAATCTACATCAGTATTTTATAAACAACCAGAATACGATATCTTTTTTATAAGTTGCGGCGAACCGTTTGCTAACGAACATTTTCACATATTAAAAAATCGATTCCCAACTGCACAACGAGTAGACGGTGTAAAAGGTATATATGCAGCTCATAAAGTGGCGGCTATTAAGTCGTCAACTAGTCATTTCTGGGTCGTAGATGCTGATACAATAGTTTTAGAAAACTTTAAGTTTACTTATAAAGTTGATCCTGTAGAATTTGATGTTGTGCATATATGGCACAGTAAAAACGATATCAATGATGCAGTATATGGTAATGGTGGCATTAAATTATTACCAAAGTTTTTATTTGATATTGAACACACAGGCAAAGTTGATATTACTACAAGTCTAAGTGACCAGATAAAAATTTTATCAGAATTAGCTAGCATACATTGTATCGGAAACCGCCCCTATATTGCATGGCGCACAGGATTTAGAGAAGCAGTTAAACTAACACTACAAGACGACGCTGATAGTCAAGAAAGATTAAAAATCTGGATGACCAAAGGTCTCTCTAAACCCAATGGAGGCTATGCAGTGTTAGGAGCCAAGGCTGGCAATAAGTATGCATTATCTAATAGTTTAGATACACTAAAAATAGCCAAAATAAATGACTATGCATGGCTGCATAGTCAGTTTAAAGAAGCATATCCTAAATTATTTATTGCTCACTAAGCAATTTTTTAGCCAGCGGAAATATTGTGCTGATTACCGCTGCACATTCTTTAGCAATTTCCATATGTTCTTTCTGTGTGCCATTAGAACTACGCAGTTCAATATAATGAATCCATGAACGTAATGTTCCGTTCATATACATACGACTCATAGTAAGTCCTTCTGGCAATAGAGCACGAGCCTGTTCTTTAGCAATGCCGTTAGCAATGGCCCATTTGTACTCTTTCTCAACAGTGTATAATACTCGTTTTTGAGCACGTTCCCATTCAATAGCCAGTAAACGTTGGCTTTCGTCGTTCATATCAAACTCAACACTGTTTTGTCGATTCTTTGTGTCCTGAAATCTTGCTTCACGAACAACAAACGCTTCGGTCATCTCTGCTGTGGGATCAGCATAACGTTGACTGAATTCTTGAAACGAAAAACTTCTATGGCGTAAAATTTGTCGTGCAATGTCTCTAGTAGTTTCGATTTCCAAACACATACTGACCATTTCGAGAGGCGACCAGTGCTGATGTTTGATTAAGTAGCCAATTAGTTTTTCACTGGTTTCTGTGTTAAATTGATTAGCAGGATTACTTACTCTGGCACAATACGCTACAAGATCTTGTGCATCATTGATTTTTAGTTTCTGAAATTCAGCAGTTGGCTGACTATGACTTACCAGTTGTATTTTCACAATTTTCTTTTCTTTAAAAATTTACCTGTGATCTTTAATATATCACGTTTTACTTTTTCGGTATCTAGTTTGAAATCAATATTACTAATAGCATCGTCGTATGCAGTGAAAAATTCTTGAAGTTCTGCTTCTACTTTCGAAGAATCATTGCCCCTAAGTTTTGATCTCACAGAGATACTCCAGGATCTGCCGTCTTTAAAACTAATGAGTATTGAATCCAAATATTTTATTGGAATAACTTTTAAATTAATTTCTCCAAAAACTTCAGGCCAATGATCTATTACTTCTTTAGGCAAAGTTTTTTTTAAAATCACTTTTCTTTTGGATCCAATTCTAAAGCCATTTTTCTAAGTTTAGCTGCTTCTTTGTATAATCTATCAGCCTCACTTCTATATTTGGCTGCACGATCAACAGAAGTCATGTGTTCTTCATCTTTAGGAGGAGTAATGTCTTTTACTTCTACTATTTCTTTGATCTCAGTTTGTGAGTTTTCAGATTTAACATGAAGATCATCTATAGCAATACCACGTTGTTCGGCAATTAACGCATTGAGTTCGTCAAGATTAATGCTTTCACTCAGTGTAGGTGTCATTGAGATATCGCTAGTAGGAACACGAACCATACGGCCTTGTGTATGTAGTGCTGCCAACATTGTCGAACCATCAGGAAAATTAGTTCTGCTCAATACATCAGCCAGTTCATAACTATCCTGTGCTGAACTAGATTCTACCAGTTGAATCAGTGCATCGTGATAACTATCTGGTAAATTTTCAGTAGGAATAATAACGGCGTGATATGCATCGCCTGGCAGTGTTCGATAGGCCACAAGACATTTTTTGCCTGTGGCTTTGACTCTGCCTACATGTTTAAGTTCAACCATTTGCTGGTCCTTTCTGTGCGGAATTTAAAAAATTCACTAGTTTGTTGTACGTTTGTCCTACCAAGACCATTTCACTAGGCTTAAAGGCACCGCGTGTACTGGCAACATCAATGATCATTTTCATAGCATTGAGATCGCTGATATTTAAATCGTTGTCAGCCGGTGGTGCAGTACCTTCTGGAGGGATTGGTTGTTGTGTTGGTTCTTGTGTTGTGTTTTCAGTCATATGACATCTCCTTTACTTTAATTATCTATGTACTAAATGCGGACAGGCAAGTTTGAAGAAACTTAATTCTTTTTCAACTTCAAATCCAATTTTATGGATATATTCAATGGTATTGTTATGTAGTACAAGCCCATCGCCTGTAAAATATCTTCCTTTAAGATGTCGATAAATCCAGTCATCTATTTTTTTTAAATTAGTAGTTGAAACTTCGTCTGTGTAAAAAAAATGGTGTGCTGGAAATTGGACACGTCTAATATCAAAAATATTTAACGGATTTACTTTGAGTTTATTCATTTGATACCAATAATCATATGTCTATTATAAGACACATTTTTAAATTGAAAATTCATTGTTCCAGAAAATTTTAAATCAGTTAATGGATAAGTTTTGATAAAATCATTCAATGATTTTGGTCTTGATACATGATCTGATATTTTAAGATCATTGCCTTGTAGTAATACTAAAGTTCCCTTGGGAATTAAACTATACCATAATTTAGATTTAAAATGTTCACTGCTGGTATTTACAACACAATTAATTTTATCGGTATCGTAAGTGTATTCTAATTTATTAGCATCAGACGGATAAGCACGAAATTTCCAATCTTTGATTTCCCATGCATTGTTGATTTTATTGGCATTGTAAGACGCTATGGGATCTAGGTCTACACTTCTGCAATACTCAATATCAATGTTTTTTCTAACAGATAGAATAAAATGCAAAAGAGAATACCAGCCACCGAGAACATACATTCTTAGCGGACTAATATTGAGATCGTTAACAATCGATTCCAATTGCTCAGCGGCCCAAATTTTACTTTCAATTTGACCCGCCGAGAACGCATCCGCATCAATCTTCAGTAATTGCGTCATAGTATGCTACAGTGCCAAATGGCGGAACAATTGACTCATTGCCGTGGATGACAAATACAGTATCGCAGTAGTTTTCATCACCCCATGAACCATACGGATATCCGTCAGTGAACATGATAAACTTTTTAGGATTAATATCATGTTCCTTCATGTAGTCCCAGTTAACATCGAATTCTGTTCCACCACCACCTTGGATATCATAATCTAAAAGATCACTACCCCCGTGAGCATCAAAGTCTTGTTCATTGTACACACGAGTATCAAATGTCCACAATTTAATTTTGTAATCTTTAAATTCTTCCATGATGTTTTTAATCTCGCCGAGAAAGTCCTGTGCCATTTCGTTTGAAATAGAGCCACTCATATCAAGACTGACTGCAATGTCAATTGTTTCGAGATAATTCATGCCTGGCAGTATTGCACCAATGTGCCATCCCTTACGACTGGGACGAGCAAATGTATAGTCATTACGGATAGTGCTTTGAATTTGCTGCCGAATAATTTGCCGCCAATTCATTTTAGACTCGGTCATGTCTTTGATCATTCGAGACACAGATGACGGAATATTACCAGCACCTGCCGCACTCGCTGCCTGCATCACTGCATCTTTTACTTCATCTCGAATTTTTCGTAATTCTTCTTTGCTGTGTTGGGGTCGGTTAGTGCCGTCACTGTCTTTCTCCCAATCAATGTGTTCGTCTAACAATTGACCCAATGCGGCAAGACTTTTCTCATCTTCTTCATCGTAAATTTCGTCGTATACTTGTTCACAACTTTTACCGTAATGTTTAGGATCGTGGAAAATTTTAATTTTAGGTGGAACTTCCCCAATTTTATCACGCACTAATTGTCCATTGACACAGTAGTCGGCAGCGGCATTCCAGATGCTTCGATTGCGACCTTCTACACGCATCATGTGATCAAAAACATTGTGTAAAATTTCATGTGCAATGACAAATTCTACTTGTTTTGGAGTAAGATCTTGGAAAAATTCTCGACTGTAAAATAATGATCTACCGTCAGTTGCGGCAGTGTTACACCATTCGCTACCATCTACAATTCGCAAACGAGTAGCCATGTTACCAAAGAATGGATGACGTAGCAGTAGACCAATTCGAGCCACAACAATTTTATCGACAATGGGATCTAATTCAGACATAATTGTTCCTTTGTATAATGTATATATTATAACAGGACCCTAAGGTCCTGTCAATTGATTTTGAATTAGATCAGCGGCGTTCGGTTGCTTGACTAATGTACTTACCATATTTGGCATGGAAGGCATCAAAGCAGGTAATCTCGTCCGGATCCAACGGCAGTTGATATTGAGTTAATGCAAGTTTAGTACCCATAACAACCAACTCGGTTTCAAAGTTATTCATCATGAATTCAAAGAAACAATTGACTTGATTGTTCCAATCTTTGGCATTTTTGTCGGCAGCGTCTTTGAGTTCATAACACAATGACACAGTTAATGAATACATAGCGGAGATTTCTTTAGTGTCCATTTTCTTAACCTTACCTTTAAGAATGTCACTTGGATTGGGCAGTTTGCCTGAAACCTTGCGGTGTGCCATAAACTTGATTGCCAAGCCTTCTCCAACACCCCCAGAAATTAAATCTGCCAAAGTGTTTTCGTCACCATCGTCGTCTGCCAACAAATCGGATACAAATGTCCAACTACGAGGTGTAGCAAATGACCTGCTGTTACTTTTAGGATCAAAGTCATACAGATCTTTTTTGGAGAATTGCAAAAATCCTGCAACATCCTTGTGAATACGATTGGCAGTAGCCCAGTCAAACCAATCGTCAAAATCCACTTTCATTTCCAAGTGAATAAAGCGGTTAGCCAACGGAGCAGGCATACGATAAGTAACACCCTTGTCTGCCTCACGATTACCAGCCGCCACAATCAGCACGTTATCTGGCAATTTGTAAGTACCAACTCGGCGATTCAACACCAATTGATAAGCCGCAGCCTGTACAGCAGGAGCAGCCGAATTCATTTCGTCCATGAAAAGAATTACATTTTTATACTGGCTTGCCATCTGTTCATCTGGCAGTTCTGATGGAGGAGCCCATACCATTTTGTTGATAGTTGAATCAAAGTAAGGAATGCCTTTAATGTCTGTAGGATCCCATAGACTCAGTCGAATATCAATCACGTGAGCATCAATTGTTTTGCCAATTTGATGAACAATTTCACTTTTGCCAATACCAGGAGGGCCCCACAAGAATAGAGGA